GAAGAAAGGATGGGTACAAAATTGTATTAAAATGAACAACAAGGATTATTATGAGTAGAATTTTATTAGGTGTGATTGGCGTTTTGGTTTTTATTTGTTCAGTTCTGTACTGGCAAAATTCAAGACTGTCTGCATTGAATGATGCTTTTGAGCTTCGAGATGCAGAACAAAAAGCGGCCATAGAGAATTTACAAAATGATTTTGAATTACAAACATCATCATTATTAAACTTACAATCTAAAAATCAACAAATCGAAGCTGAAATGAGTAGATACTTGGACATATTCAAACGTCATAATCTAACCAAATTAGCCATAGCAAAACCTGGTTTAATTGAAACCAGAGCAAACAAAGGGACAAAAGATGTATTTGATAGCATTGAAAAAGACACTGCTGGTATTGATAGTCTTGATAATGGCTTGCAGTTGCAGCCTGATACCAAGTAAACAAGTAGAAATAATTACAAAACCGATTGAACGAAATATTGTTCAACCGATATTACCCAGAGCGGTAGATCTAAAAGATCCCTATTGGTATGTTGTTTCAGAGAAAAATATAGACGAGTTTTTAGAACGAGTTGAGAAAGAAGAAGGTGCTGTAGTATTCTTTGCTATGTCGGTACAAGATTACGAACTTATGGCTTATAACATGCAAGAACTGAAAAGATACATCAAAGAATTAAAAGAAGTGGTTGTGTATTATAGGACAGTTACCACAAAGCAAGGGGATAAAAATGAGTAAATCGCCAGACGCTTTCGTTTACAAATGTAAATTAAGATCCGTAACCGACGGAGACACTATCAGATTAGAGACTATAGATCTTGGTTTTTCGGTGCAATTACATAACAAAGCCGTCCGTATAAATTCTATTGATACTCCGGAGAGCCGTATTAATATTAAAAGATACCCAGAAAGGGCAAAAGAAAAAGAGCTTGGTTTATTGGCAAAACAAAAACTTAAAGATTGGTTGGTTGGTGACATCACTATTAAATCTTATGGCACCGACAAATATGGGAGAGTATTAGCAGATGTTTTCTGTGAAAAAGGTAATGTCGCTGATTTGCTCAAAAAAGAAAATCTAGCTGTGGATTACTACGGCGGAACTAAAACAAAAAAATGGGGAGAGTAATATGGAAATATCACAAGAAGGTATTGCGCTTATCAAGCGCTTTGAAGGATGCGAATTACAAGCATATAAATGTAGTGCGGGAGTGCCTACGATCGGTTATGGATCAACAAGAGGAGTTAGTATGGACATGGAAATAACTCAAGACAGAGCAGAGGCATTATTATTAGAAGACGTGGCTGATTTTGTTGAAGAAGTAAACAAGTGTGTAAAAGTACCCTTAGAACAAAATCAATTTGATGCTTTAGTAGCTTGGACGTTTAATCTTGGCGGATCCAACCTTAGAAGCTCTACTATGTTAAAAGTTTTAAACAACGGCGAGTATGACAAAGTACCTAGCGAAATGAAACGCTGGAATAAAGCTGGAGGCAAGACGCTACAAGGACTAATACGAAGACGTGAGGCTGAAAGTTTACTATTCAAAAATGAACCATGGCATGAAGTTTAGCGATGTGCAATACTACCCAAAGGCCACAAGGCTTAGAGTTGGGTGGTTTATACGTCACTACCTGACCACCTAACTCGACTATGAGCGACGTATCGTATAAAGATTTTGATATATTATCCGAACAGGACAAAGCAGAGGCTTTGGCTTTATTAAACCGATACGATCAACTAGAAAAGCAAGATTCTTGTCAAAGCGATTTTATATCTTTTGTAAATCACATGTGGCCTGATTTTATAGAAGGACGACATCATAAAATTATCGCAGATAAATTTAACAAAATCGCAGAAGGCAAACTGAAAAGACTCATAGTATGTTTACCACCGAGACACTCAAAATCTGAATTTGCTTCAACTTTCTTTCCCGCTTGGATGATGGGAAAGCAAGGCAATCTTAAAATCATACAAACTACACACACAGCAGAACTAGCAGTACGATTCGGTAGAAGAGTTAGAAACATAATAGATAGCGAAGAGTATCAACACATATTCCCAGATCTGAAACTTCAAGCAGATAACAAATCAGCTGGTCGTTGGACGACAAATAAAGAAGGTGAATCATTCTATGCTGGTGTTGGTGGTGCAATTACAGGACGTGGTGCTGATCTACTAATCATTGACGATCCGCACTCTGAACAAGATGCAATGTCACCTAAAGCTATGGAATCAGCCTATGAATGGTACACCTCAGGTCCGAGGCAACGTCTACAACCAGGAGGCATAATTGTGATAGTAATGACCAGATGGAGCACCAAGGATCTGGTTGGTAATGTTTTAAAAAAACAATCTGACGAATATGCTGACCAATGGGAGGTTGTAGAGTTTCCCGCTATCATGCCTGAATCAGAACAACCTTTGTGGCCTGAGTTTTGGAAAAAAGAAGAGTTATTAAGTGTCAAAGCATCACTGCCTATATCTAAATGGAACGCACAATGGATGCAAAATCCCACAGCTGAGGAAGGCTCTATTGTAAAAAGAGAATGGTGGAACAGGTGGGAAGATGAAGACATACCGCCTTACTCTTATGTTATACAAAGTTACGATACGGCTTTTTCCAAAAAAGAGACAGCAGATTACTCAGCCATAACAACCTGGGCAATATTCAACCGAGGCGATGAAAACGCAGATGAAATCATGTTGCTTGACGCCAAAAGAGTAAGATGTGATTTTCCAGAGCTAAAAAAATTAGCTATGGAAGAGTATAGGTATTGGGAACCAGATTGTGTTTTGATTGAGGCTAAAGCATCTGGCACACCTTTGACACATGAGTTGCGACGTATGGGCATACCAGTCACAGCTTACGCGCCTAGTCGTGGGCAAGATAAGGTTGCTAGAATGAATAGTGTTGCACCTATATTTGAGTCAGGCATGGTATGGGCACCCGATTATGATTTTGCTGATGAAGTCATTGAAGAAATGGCCTCATTCCCTTATGGTGATTATGACGACTTTTGCGATAGTGCTACAATGGCTTTGATGCGATTTAGACAAGGAGGCTTCATATCTTTACGAGAAGATTATGAAGACGAGGTGAAATTGTTAAAAAGCAATAGAACAGTATATTATTAGAAATTAAAAGATTATGGCTATTGATAAACAACTAGGAACAGAGGACAACCCGGACATAAGAACAACGGGATCTGCCGTAGAAGTACAGCCAGACACCAGTAGAGAAGATCAAATTAGACAAGCTGCTGAAATATTAGTCGCAAATGAAGAAGTCTTAATTGATGAAGAAATCACACCGGAAGAACCACAATTTGGTTTTAATGCAAATCTAGCAGAAGTTTTACCAGATGATATTTTAGGCAGTATTGCCAATGACTTACTGAGCTCAATAAAGGGTGATAAACAATCCAGAAGTGAGTGGGAAAAAACATATACTGACGGACTGAAATATCTAGGTATGAAGTTTGACGAGGGTAGATCCCAACCATTTGAAGGATCTAGCGGTGTTATTCACCCGATTTTGGCAGAAAGTGTAACTCAATTCCAAGCTCAGGCTTACAAGGAAATGTTACCAGCTAAGGGACCTGTGAAAACAGAAATTATCGGTGCTAGAACTGTAGAAACAGAAAACCAGGCCGAAAGAGTGCAAGAATTTATGAACTATTACATTATGAATGTAATGGAAGAATACGATCCAGAGCTAGATCAAATGTTATTTTATTTGCCGTTAGCTGGATCTGCATTTAAAAAAGTGTATTTCGACTTTGTGCTCAATAGAGCCATGTCTAAATTTATACCACCAGAGGATTTGATTGTGCCTTACGAAGCAGCCGATATAAGTAGCGCAGAAAGAATTACGCATGCAATCAACATGTCTGCAAATGAAATCAAAAAGCAACAACTTACTGGTTTCTATGCAAACGTAGATATAGGTTCTGATGGGTATGCAGATGATATGTCTGAAATCGAAGAGGCCATAGATGAAATACAAGGCATATCGCCGTCATACAAAGA